GGTCCGATGCACCGTGTCGGTGTGGCAGGACCACAATACCGGGCTCCCCTCGCCAACCGTGACCCACCGATTGCCGTACGCGTCCCCCAACGCGCCCAACGGATCAATATACCGCGCGATGAAAGCCGCCTCCCCCGCGCCCCCCGATGGCCGCTTCATCGTTAACATGGCCAACAATTCCCGCGCATCGGGGGAGATCATCCCCCCCGACACAACCTTCTCAACCTTCTTGCTCTTCCGCGTCATACCGCGAACTCCTCTTGCCGCGCGTCTTCAATACGCGCCACCTCGCGCGTGGCCATCCACGCCGCGATATCCTCGTCATCACAGTCCGCGCCAATCTCCGGCCATTCCGCGTGACGTTCCTTAACCGGCAAATTCCGTTCCGTTATCGCGCAAACGAAACCATGCTTCTCGAACTCCGACTCCATCCATGTGTCGCCATCGTCCATTTCCACACTCGGATCATTCTCCGGATCAAACCAATCCCCGGAATAATCACTCAGGCGGAAATTCTCCTCGGCGTACGCCAAACTGTAGGCGCTATCGTCCACTTCAACGTGATCCACATCGTCCGAACAAACCTCGTCAAACCCCTCGCACGTAAAGGTGTGGTTATCTGCGCAATACTCGCACCAGGTCTCTGTATTCCAGTAACCACGTGATGAACGATACGTCGCGACACTTCGCATGTCGTATTCGTCTTCAATCCTGTCCTCGCATCGTTCGCACCAGCCAGCCGGCTCCTCCGGCTCCTCCGGCTCCGCCATGATCCACCCTTGAGTCTCGCTTCCGCTCAACTCGCCATTCCGAGACATGCGGAAATAATCGCCCGAATCGTCTACGCCATACCCATTATCAAGATACGGCATAACATACGCGCCGGATCGCTCATCCGACTCAATCTTCAATAGTCGCGCGCCATTGAAGGAAGCGCCGGCCGCGAGAAAACGATAACCGTTGCCTAGCAACTTTGCTTCAAGCGCGGCATACGCCGCCGATGACTCGGCATCGCTTTCAAAGCCGTCCGAGGACCAACATCCAGGTGTTGGATAAACCCGGCCCGCTACCTTCTTGTCCGGCCATACCAAACACCGAGCCAGAACATCATGCTCCGGCCGGCCCTTCGGTGCCGTTCCCTCAAGATAAGCAATCGCCAGATCCCCCGCCGCGTAAACCCGGACCGGCATATCGTCCAAATCTCTGAAATTCCGCCCGTCCATGCAAGAGGTCGGCCCTCTCGCGTAAACACTGGATATATCCTCGCATGTTGTTGCGAGTCTTAGTTCCAGATCGTCCACCGATGATGCCGGTCGCTTGCCCTTGGCTTGCCACGCGGCATAAAAAGCAATCTGTTTCGCCGTCAACACCGACGAAAAGAACTTGGTAAGATACCGGCCGGGCTTAATCGGCGTGTAAATCCCCCGCTCGCCCTTACTGTCATCCTGCACATAGGCGAGCAGCTTGTCGTCATTTTCGGAAACATGTAGGTAGTGACTGTCATGTATGGCAATGTTATCGCACCAGAACGACTCGCATATCCATACCGCCGGCATACGTTCAAGATTACGCGCGGCCTCACGCTCGCGCCACGATACCGTTTCCATCCGAGTCCTCACTCTGGATCGCCGATCGCGCCCATTGCGCTGATCTGAGGGAGAGTATAACGGAGTGACGGTCAAGCCGTCTATACGGTATCCGACATATAGAATGTATCAAGAAAGAGATTGCGCCGAATCAGTCCGGCAATCGATCCCGACTCCCGCGACCACGAAGATGCGCGCCCGTCTTCGACGGCGGACCATCGCCTGCCATCTTAATGTGGTCGCGTAACTCATCACATAACGCGAGACCTATCCTGCAGCGTGCCTCTATATAGGTGAGCAACCGCTCGCACGCCCAACGCGGCATGTTGTCATGCCATTTCCACCGATGAAAGCTACTGTTGGGAACCTCGCGTCCAAGTATCGTCCGAATGCCCCTCAGATGGCCAGGATATGAGAAGATGGACCATGGCAGGCACCACTCGGCCGCACGGCGAGCCATCGTCGGTGGCTTCTCAGGTCGCCGAGATAAGTCAGTAGCCGGTGTAAGACGCTTGCGAGCCGCCATGGCCACAACGTGGTTCGGAACTCGCGCCGGCACTGGCGAGCCGCTAGCATCGGCTCTTGTTTCCGCTCTTACATTCGCGTGCATGAGGCACGTTGTAGCGGTTTAAGTGCCTGTCTCGTAATGCTTAATCGTCATCCGAGTGTTAGTGACTACCAGATATCAATAGGTTACAAGCGACCGTTTCAATTCACGTCACGATATCGCGTAACCTATTGATATCTCTCACTACCCGACTTAACATAATACACCTTCTGTGGTCTACCTAGGGTTGAACACGACTACAACCGCCCTGTCTGTGACCATCCTACCACACTATCGCCCGCTACCGCCATCCCATTGCGCCCGGCACCGGGACGGGGGAAGGCTGGAACTCGGCTACCGCACCCACTTTGTTTTCCCAGGTCTGAGCCGTTTCCAGGTCCATGGCGGTCATGGTGCTACGGCGGCGCTCTCGTGTCCAGACTGATCTTTACTGGGGGCGGTGTGGACTTTGGTGTTGGTGCTGTTTGGCCTGCTGTTTCGTGGCCGACCTGCTTGTGGCCTCCGAGGTCGCCGGTCGTCACGATGGATCAGGTACTCATGTAGTATGTACCGCGCGCGAGACTTTAATACAGGAATTTATTCTTTCAAGGTGTGTCTGTTAGCGTGTTGGTTTTGTTGAACATTAAAGCGAGATATGGGAATATTAACTATCCAATTCGAGAGATGTTTTGTAAACGCAACTTGCGGGATCGTTTGGAGTGTGTTAGCGTTGGTTACGTGTTGAACAGGGAGACTGACATGGCTGATGACGACAAGCGTCCGTGGCACGGTTCCGAGAACCCCCTAAATTCACTTCATGATTGGATGGTGAGTGAGATCGCGCGACTCGAAGGGGAGATTGCGAAGATCAGCGCGCCGCGGTCGGAGCCTGTTTCGGGCAAGGTTGATTATGAGAGGCCGAAGACAGGTCTTGAGCGTCCGAGCGTGAAGGAGAAGTCGTCGTGAGCGTCGGTCAGATGGAAATGATGACGATCGAGACGGATCGTGAGGCTCGGTTGGCGCGCGATCTGTTGGATGCGCGGGCTGAGGTTGCGATTTTCCGGTCTCAGTTGGCGGCTTCGTGGGATCGGGAAAGGGCGCAGCAGGCGGTGATTTCGGGGTTGCGGCGGGAATTGTTGGAGTGCCGGGATCGTCTGGGTCGAGACCACTGTGATCTGGATGACAGTATATATAGTACCGCGCCGAACCCGTTCCGCGACTTTGGCGGGGATCGTCGGCGTGTCGGGGGTTAGTTGTCCGCATTGCGCGGCCGGGAATATCGCCGCCTGGCGGGAATCGACCTCGGAGTGGGTGCATCGCTACAGTCCGGTGCTTCCGAGTGGTGGGCGGCAGTTCTCGATCACGTTGTGTGTGGCCGGGACTCCGTTTGTCAGCCGCGCGCCGGCGGCGTTGACCGAGGCGATTTCGGCTCGTGCGGCGGCGATTTCTGTTGATAACCCGCCAGTTTCAGGAGGTTCTCCGGATGGAACTGCCGCACCGGTTTCTGGCTGACATTCAGGTTCGCGGGATCGATGGTGATCTGAGCCGAGTATGGGTTGATCGGCGGGATTATGAGGCTCTGGTGTCGATTTCCATCGTTGTCAGGCGCATGTTGGACGATCCGGAATCAGCTAAGCTATTGAGAAGGGCCAAGAAGTTGATTGATAAGCGGTCTGTGGTCGCGTTAGATGAGTTGGAAGGCACTGAGGTAGGCTTAGAAGGCTCTGAGACCTCCGTAGCGTCCTGATGAAAATGGCGGAAATCCGTCAGTTTGGAGGATTGGTGGCTGACGGGTTTGGTGGCATTTCGGAAAGTCGTAGAACCAGCCTACAGTTCCTGAACCACGCGATTTCGGTGTCCAAGGCCGATCCGGCGATGTCCTACAGATCCGCGGTCGGGGCGATTCGGGCGGATGGGAGCAACGCGGAGGCGTGGCTGTTGCTTGGGATACAGTTGCGGGACATGGGGAATGAGAAGGCGGCGTGCGCCGCGTATCGGGCCGGGTTGCGGTGTCCGATTGGCGGAAATCCAGGAGATTTGGTGCCTTTGACACGGCACAAGCTGCTGGTGAACCTCGGTCACTCGCTGATGAACGACGGTCAGATGGAGGCGGCGCTGAGGGTGACGAATGACGCGCTTGCATCGGGGGATGAGGTTGAAGAGAAGCAGGGGAGGGCGTTCGCGTGGACGAATCGTTCGCTGATCTTGCAGCATCTTGGCGGTGACAAGCAGGCTGTGACAGATGCCCGTCGTGGGTTCAAGATATTTCCCGACACGCTGACTGAACTCGGACTCGCGTTCGCGCTGCTGTTCGATGAACAATATGCCGAGGGCATCCGGCACTTCGAGCGACGGTTCGAGTATAAGATACCGGCGATGCTGAACATGCCGTGGCCCCGATGGGACGGTAGTTACGTTGACACTCTTGTTATCATGCCAGACATGGGTTTGGGCGACACGTTATCGTTCGCTCGGTTCGTTGCCATGGCGGCGATGCCGGTCAGGCGGCTGATCTTCATGGTGCAGCCGGAACTTCTGACCTTGTTGCGTGGCGCGATGGCGGGGTTCCTGAACGTCGAGGTCGTGTTGAACGACTCCATTCTGCCTCCCGCCGATGCGTGGTGTCCGATCTTTTCAGTTCCGACCGCGTTGGGACTTAATGATGAAGAAATCCGTGACTGTGAGGGTTTGAGACCGGATTACTTTCCGAATGGATCGGTCTCGGACACGTTGAAACTGGACGACAGGGACTTCAACATCGCGATTTCATGGGCTGGTGCGCCGGGGAATGACATTGATCGTCACCGTAGTATTCCTGTGACGGAATTTTTAAGTCTGCTTGAAGTGCCGAACGTGAAATTATGGTCGGTGCAGGTCGGAAGCCGGGTTCAGGAGTTGCATAATTCAGGACTCGCGGCAATGATCCAGGATTTAAGCCCGATGATCCGAGACGCCGCCGACACGGCGGGCATCTTGCGGTGCATGGACCTGATCGTGACCTGCGAATCGTTCCTTGGGCACCTCTCGGGGGCGCTCGATCTGCCGTGCTGGGTGGCGGCGAGTAAGCGTGGGCGGGATTGGCGGATCGGCACACGCGGCGAGCGGCCTTTGTGGTATGACAAGACGCGAATCTGGCGGCAAGGCGACGATCTGGCGTGGCCAGGCGTGTTCGCGGCCATGGTGGAGGAGCTGAAGCGTGTCCGTTCCTGAGATGCACTCGCTTCTGGAAAGCGTGACCTTATTGGCTAGCCGGGAGGCGCCCCGGTTCATGCTCATCCGGCCCCGGATGTTTCGCCAGTTCTGCTTTTGGAACAAGCGAAAGGTTCGGTACCGCCGCCCCGCCTTTTATGAGCGCCGGGTGAAGAGGATATGCCATGCCCGTTCCTGACATGCGCGAGGTCACGTCGAGCAACGTCGATGCCGTGGGCTACGACAACGGCACGCTGTTCATCCGTTGGAAGTCCGGCAAGCTATCGTCCTACGCGGGCGTTCCCGCCGACGTGGCCGAGCGCGCGGCGAACTCGTGGAGTGTCGGGACGTTCGTGCGGGAATCGGTGATCGGGCGGTATGAGCATCGGTACGTGTCTGATGAGTGACCCCGACCCCCGCGCTCTTCAGGCCGCCGCGGCGCTGGACGAACTCTCGGCCAAGGTGACGCTGAACGCCGGGAACGGCTTCGCGGGGTGCTTCGCGCTGGTGCCGCCGGGAGAAGGCGACGTGGTGACGACGCTGATCCTCGATCCATCCGCCTCGCCGGCGGTGTTCTGGTCACTGGTCTCGACCAAGGCCAAGATCGCGCTGGATCAGATCGCCGAGGACGAACGGGGCGGGTCCATGGGCGGGTTCGGGCGGCGCTGATGGCGGGATGGACGCCCGAACTGGCCGACCGTCACAAGGAAGCCTTCCTGCGGCATCTGGATTATACGTTCTGCAAAAGTAAGGACTACGGCTACATCAGTCTTGGTAAGAACCTTTTGAACTCTCAGAAGATGGTGATAGATACGGTTTTCACCGGACTTGGCGAGGACAAGCACGATTTCAAGTTCCTGAAATCACGACAACTTGGTATTTCTACCATAACCCGCGCTATTTCTTTGTATTGGAACGGCATTTTCGAGATGACTTCGGCGTTGCTGTTCGACACGACGCAGCATCTGGACGAAGCGCGCCTCGAACTGATCGACATGCTGCAAAAGTTTCCGCCCGAATACGAGTTCCCGCGCAAGGTCCGCGACAATCGCTACTCTCTGACCCTGGCCGGCGGCTCGCGTATCAACCTGATGTCGGCCGGCGTCGGCAAAACCAAGTCCAGCGGCGGCCTTGGGTCAGGCTCCGGCATCAGCATGGTCCACCGGTCGGAACTGTGCGGCTATGGCGATCCCGAGGCGCTGGAAAACTTCCGCCACACGCTCTCGCGGCTCAATCCGAATCGTCTGTTCATCGATGAATCGACCGCTCGCGGCTATGGCATCTGGCATGATATCTGGAACGAGGGAAAGGAAGACCCCGATTGCGTGTGCGTGTTCATCGGCTGGTGGGCGCACCAGAATCAGGTGATCGAACGCGACCACCCCGACTTCAAGACCTATACCGCCGATCCTTTAACTGACGACGAGCGGAACAAGATCCGGCTGGTCAAGGAGCAATACAACCACGAGATCACCGCCGAACAATTGGCGTGGATACGCAAGGAAATGCGCGGCACGGACGATGACGAGAACAAGTCAGACGATCCGACGCGCATCCAGAACCAGCCATGGACCGAGGCCGAAGCCTTCCAGCAGACCGGTGCGACCTTCTTCCAGTCGGAAATCCTGACCGAGCAGACCAACAAAAACGCCAACAACAAGTTCACCGCCTACTCATTCATGCCGGGGTTCGACTTCGCCGACATGACCGTGGTGGCGACGAAGCACTGGCGGCACGGGCAACTGAAGGTATGGGAAGAGCCGGTCGAGGACTCGGTTTACGTGGTCAGTTGCGACCCGGCCTATGGGCACTCGGACAAATCCGACCGCTCGGCCATTCAGGTGCTGCGGTGTTTCAGCGATGGGCTGGACCAGGTGGCGGAATACGCCTGGCCGCTGATCAACACGCAGCAACTGGCCTGGGTGGTGGCCGCCATCGAGGGGTGGTACGCGGGGCAGACCAGCACGGTGTATCGCATCGTGGAGATCAACGGGCCAGGCGAGGCGACATGGCGGGAACTCCAACAACTCAAGCAGAAGATCGCTACTGGTTACTTTGGGCATCAACTGACGGACCGGGGGCTTCTCTCGATCCAGGCCAACGTGAAGAACTATTTCTATACACGTTCCGACAGCCAGCATCCGGGGCATGTGTGGCAGTTCAAGACCCAAAGCCAGTTGAAGGTCGCCATCATGGAGCGGTTGCGCGACGTGACCTCATCCGGGCTTCTCCGCATCCGCTCGATGGCGACGCTGGAAGAGATGAGGGCGATTGCCCGCGAGGGTGATAGCATCGCCGCCGAAGGCTCCGGCAAGGACGACCGCGTGGTCAGTCTCGCCATGGGCGTCAGGTGCTGGGAGGAACGGGCGCGGCGCAACCTGATGCAGATCAGGCGCACGCGGGAGGCCGACATCGCGCGGCGCAGAGTGAGCATGGTGGATCAGATCAAGTTGTATAACGACAACCAGCTATCGACGTTCCTGGCCGGCAAGAGCGCGGCACGGCTCGCGCAACAAAGGGCGGCGCTGCGGCAGAGACGATGGGGTGGACGATGATCCGCCGCCGCTACCGCTGCCCGTCGTGCCAGAGGGTGTTCGAGTATGACCATCATCCGTCTGTTGAGGCTGATCCGGTCTCGGCTTGCCCTTATACGGGATGCGCCGCCGCCGCCGACAGCATGGCGCCCGCTTTGGTGATGCCGCACATCGCGAAGTCCATCGGCAGGAACACCGACGCTTATTACCGTGAGATGGAGGCGGGCTCGGAGTTTCGCGCCCAGGTGGCCCAGGAAACGCACGGCCTGACAACCGAGGAAGCGTCCGCGATCAAGATCACCGACATGCGGGACAACCTGAAGGAAGGCGACATCGCCGCACCGCCCATCTCGCCGACACCGGGCGGTCTCGGCTTCATCGATGGCGGCCCGATCGCGGCGGGCCTTCAACAGTCCGTCTTCGCCGGTCACCACGTCAACGCGGGCCTCGACGCCATGATGAAGCTGCGGCAAGGCCATGCGCTCACGGCGGCCTCGCGGGTCGCGGCGGGCACCGAACCGGGCAACAGCCGCGTCTTCGCCAATACCACGATGACCACCGACCTCCCCGCCAATGAGACCCAGGCACCGGGCTACAGGAGACGCCGCTGATGGCCATACCTAAAGATTTGGGTTCCCTGAATAGTGAAGAAGGGTGGGTCGTACGGCGGATGTGGCAGGTTGGAGAACCGATCAAGCCGCACCGTTCGACAGAGCCGCTGATCATGCTCGGCAACCTGCCCATCTGCACCTGGCCCACGCTATTCTCGCTGCTGGGCCGCGATGTGCTGGTGCCCGATGAAGCGACCGGCGGCTACGCGCTCGCGCCCGCGTGGATGAAAGCAAAAACCTGATGGCCCGCCCCGGCAACGTCGTCCGTCTGAAAACCCGCGGCGCCTACTCGCCGCCTGAAGCCTTGTGGGGCCTGCCCGATGACGACCAGGGTATCATCCGCATCGCGCACGAACTGATCGATATCTGCCGCTCCAACGTCGGCCAGCGCTCCGCCACCTATCGCGCCTACCACGACTTCGTGGAAGCGGGCCGGTTCGACAACACGAAAAGCATGTGCAACCTGATGTTCGCGCTGCTGGACCGGCGCGCGGCCATGCTCTACTCGCCGACCGATATCCGCTTCAGCCTGGACTTCGAGAACGACTACGACAAGATCACCAAGGAGCGGGGCCGCGTGGTGACGCGCCTGCTGGGCCGGTCCTGGGAGCGCACCAACACCGACACGCAGTTCGCCCAGGGCGTGTTCGAGAGCCTGAAATACGGCGCCGCCATCCTCAAGCAATGGCCCGTCGTGTCCGGCGCCGACCGCCTGCCGGAATACCGCTCGGGCCTGATCATGCCGTGGCAGTTCGGCGTCTACCGTCCCGACATGGATGACCTGGACGAGCAACCGGCCATGACGGAGACCTCTACCATCACCCTGCCGGAAGTCTGGCGCCGCATCTGGCAACGCCCCGACGCGCGGGCGCTGTTCGAGCGGATCAAGTCCAACGCCG